GCGAGCTGAAGGAAGAAGCGCCCGAGGGCGCCGGAGACAAGGCCATGAAAGCCAAGGACTCTGCGTACTTGGTGAACTCCTATCAGCACACCATCGCCATGGCTGAAATCATCGCGCCGGGAATCAAGATTCCCACCTTCGACGGCAAGAGCGAGCCCAAAGCCACGTACCGGGACATCTGCAAGTTCCGCAAGCGCGCACTCTCCCTGGGCCTGCTCACCATGGACACGGCCAACGTCATCGAGACAATCCGTGGTGGTCGCACGCTTAACGCCAACACGCTTGACGAGATGCCCTGCCGCGATGTGCGAAACCTGTTCTTCGCCACGGCTGCCGCCAAGAAAGCAGCCAACACCCACGACGCGACTTCCAGCGGCGCCTACACCAACACTGAGGGCGCGGGTGGTGGACTCGGCGTTGTGGGCAGCATCAAGACGCCCGCCGAGATCAACCAGATCAACAAGACCCGCTTCGGCGGCAGCAAGTAAGAGAGGAGCCACAATGCTTCAAATTATCCGCAACCTGTTTCACAAGACGCGCCAGCTCGGCACGTACGTGGGCACCTTTCGCACTTGCGATAGCGCCTTCACTTTCCGCATGCTGACCGGATTCCCCGGCACAGTAAACCGCACTCACCCGGCCAGCATCGAGCCTTGTTTGGTGGACTCCAACGCGCCTGTTACCAGCTATGGCACCGCCGTTCTGATCGACTCGGTTACGCAGGGTGCACGTCCCTTCTCTGCCGCCGATACGACCACGCCGGTCGCGCCATACGGCATCGGCGCTCGGCCCTACCCCATTCAGCAGCAGACTGGCGGCATGACGGCCACCATCGGCACGTCCGCGCCGCCTTCCACGCAGCCTCTCGATGTGCTCAAGTCCGGGTACATCCTGGCCTACCTGAACAACTTCGCCGTCAACAACGCCGTGAAGAACGGCCCTGTGTACATCCGCATCGCGGCTTCCGCGGGGCAGCATGTGCAGGGCGGCTTTGAGGCGTTGGCCGACATGCTGGGCACCAACACCGTGCTCGTTTCCAACGCATACTTCAACGGACCTGCCGGACCCGATGGCGTGGTCGAGATCGGGTTCAACCTGTAGGAAGGGAGCAACTATGTTGACTTACGACAACACTCACCAGACGCAGGATTCAGCAGGCAACCAGCTTGGCCGTCCGCTGCCTTATCCTGTTCGCACCCACGATGGGCGCACGGTGGACTCCACCGGCGCGTTCCTCGTTGGCGAACTTGAGCGCCTTGACCAGAAGCTCCACGAACCGCTGGTGTCGGTTACCTGGGGCCGTGACATCGATCTCCGCGAGGATGTGACCATCGCGGATGAAGTGTCGAGCTACACCATCAGCACCTACGGGTCTGCCGGAAACCTCGGTGCTGGCAACACCATTGGCAACGGCAAGGCTTGGGTGGGCAAGACCACCAACCAGATCGGCGGCGTTGATCTGGACATCGGCAAGGTTCCCCATCCGCTCACTCCTTGGGCGCTGGAACTCAAGTACACCATCATGGAGCTTGAGTCCGCGGCCAAGTTGGGTCGTCCGATCGATCAGCAGAAGTTCCAGGCGCTTCAGTTGAAGCATCAGATGGACATCGACGAAATGGTGTACATCGGCGATTCTTCGCTCTCCGCGCTCGGCCTCATCAACAACGACACGTCGCGCGGCGGCACCATTACCGCGCAGCCTGTCGCACAATCCACCATCACCGCCAGCACCCTGTGGTCGCAGAAGACGCCCGATGAGATTCTGGCCGACTTCAACACCGCGCTGACTTCCGTGTGGGCAGCGTCGGCCTGGGCTGTTCTGCCCAGTCGTGCGCTCATTCCTCCGGCGCAGTTCGGTCTGCTCTCCACGCAGAAGGTGTCGCAGGCCGGGAACGTCAGCACCCTGAAGTACATTCAGGAAAACAATGTGCTGACCGCCTCGGGGCAGGGCAAGCTGGACATCTTCCCGCTCAAGTGGTGCATCGGTTCCGCAGTTGGCGGCACCACCGGCACCATTGGCACTGGCGACCGCATGGTGATCTACACCAAGGACCAGGACCGCGTGCGGTACCCCATGACCATGCTGCAACGCACTCCGGTGCAGTACGACAGCCTTTATCACAAGACCACCTACTTCTGCCGTTTGGGGCAGGTGGAGTTTGTTTACGCCGTCACCATCGGATATTTCGACGGCATCTGAGC